CAATGTCAGTTAATTTAATTGCCACAAACTCTGGTATGGATTCTTTAGTTCCTAGTAAGTTCAAAGGTTTTGTACCTTGGGGTCATTACTCTACAATCAATCAGGTTGTTAAGTCTGGTATGTTTTACCCAATTTTTATTACTGGTCTATCTGGTAACGGTAAAACTCTTATGGTAGAACAAGTTCATGCTGCCATGAAAAAAGACTTAATCAGAGTTAATATTACAATTGAAACTGACGAAGATGATTTACTTGGTGGTTTCAGATTAGTATCTGGTGAAACTAAATTTGTTCCTGGTCCAATTGTTGAAGCAATGGAAAAAGGTTGTACCTTATTGCTTGACGAGTGTGATTTAGGTTCTAACAAACTTATGTGTTTACAACCAGTATTGGAAGGTAAAGGTGTTTATCTTAAAAAGGTAAACAAATGGATATCGCCAAAAGCTGGATTTAACATCATCGCAACTGCGAATACTAAAGGTAAAGGTTCTGAGGACGGTAGATTTATCGGAACGAATGTTTTGAACGAAGCATTTCTAGAAAGATTTGCTATTACAATCGAACAACCTTATGCCACTAAAAAGGTAGAAGAGAAGATTATTCTTGGGTCTATGGATAAGTATGGCAAAACTGATAAGAAGTTTGCACAAAACTTATGTACTTGGGCAGAGGTTATCAGAAAAACTTTCTACGATGGTGGTGTTGATGAAATTATATCAACTAGAAGACTTGACCACGTAGTTAAAGCATTTTCTATCTTTGGTGATAAGATGAAAGCAATCGAGTTATGTGTTGCTAGATTTGATGATGATACAAAAGAATCATTCTTAAATCTTTATACAAAGATCGATGCAGGTGTAACAGTTGACTCTTTAGATACTGACCAACAGACTACTGTTGAAGAAAACGAAGAAGAGGAAAAGGTTGATACTGCAATATAATAAAATTTTTATGGGGGTTGACTTTTTGAAGGTCAATTCCCATATAAATAATAATGACATGCTCATAAGAGGTGTCAAATTATAACTTTGCTTAATATAAGGAGGTATCTATCATGACCAATCTAAGCATATTCAATCAACTAAGACCATTTTCAGTAGGATTTGACGACATATTCGATCAGTTCGACTCTATGGTAAGTATGGGTACAAGTAACTACCCACCATATAACATTGTAAAAACTGATAAGAATAATTATGATGTAGAAATCGCACTCGCAGGTTTCAACAAAAAAGACATATCAGTTGAAGTAGAAAATGGTATATTAACCATTGAGACTATCAAAGACGATCAAGAAAAAGAAGTCGAAGAGAACAATGGTATATTGCATAAAGGTATATCTAAAAGATATTTTAAAAAACAATTTACAATTGCAAAAGATGTAAAAGTAAATGGGGCTGAATTAAAAGACGGTCTTTTAAAAGTGTCTATGGAAAGAATTGTACCAGAAGCAATGAAACTAAAAAAAATTACTGTAAAGTAATATAACCTCAAAAAAAGTAAAAGAGGCCTTGACAAAGGGGCCTCTTTTATTGTAAGTTAAGGACAATATATAATGGAGTTAATATGGTAAAAGTATTTGATTTAGAACCTGGTGGTTTAAAGGCAGGTGGAAAAGCTCAACTTAATGAAGAAGAGACTTCCAAATTTAATAAAGAACAAGAAATAAGAGAAGAACACGAAGAGACTAACAAAGGTCTAGCAATTGAATTAAGAAATAAAATTGCATGTCCTATGATGCGTGTAGAATTTCCTAGTGAGATATTAGAAGAAATAAAAGAAGGTTTAGATAATTTAAATTCTTATTCAAATGAAGAATTTAAAAGTAACCTAGAGAACATATTCAAACAAATTGGTAAAACTTTTTTAAAAAAATCTTTCTCAATAGAAAAACAATTAAAAGTAGATTTTAGATTATATGGTAGTAGTGATAAAAAATATAATCACAAAGTAAAAGCATTATTATTTACAGATGGTGGTAACAGTTTTGATTTTCAATGGAATAGTGTTGAGTTACATGACCACCCATTAAGACCAAATAATTTTGAAACAGTTACAACTGAACCAGGTGTATTAATAATTTACCCTAGTTATAATGAAATTAATACAACACCACCACAAGAGTATTTAGATAAGTCACCTGTGATTGAAGTCGGTATTGATTATGAAATATAACGAAAAAAAAATTATAGATGAAGTTAAAGAGTATATTGAAAATACATACACTCAACATTATAGTGTAGGTAAAGATGGTAAGATTCAAGTTCAAGATTTGCTAAGGCAACTTGGAATAGATCGAGATTTTTGTCAGGCCAATGCAATTAAGTATCTTGCAAGGTATGGTAAGAAGAATGGTAAAAACAGAAAAGACTTGCTAAAGGCAATTCATTATGTTATACTGTTAATGTCAAGTGAAGATAATAATTAATAATGGAGAAGGCAAAACATGAAATTAAGTAATGAAACAATTGGTGTTCTTAAAAACTTTAGTAACATAAACATGAATTTAGTTATTAAAGAAGGTAACACCATGACTACAATGTCAGCAATGAAAAACATTGTATCAAAGGCAGACGTAATAGAAACGTTTCCTCAAGAAGTGGCGATATATGATCTCAATGAGTTCTTACAATCGTTATCTTTATTTTCTGAACCAGTTCTTGATTTTCAAGATCAATTCATGACAATGAAAGATGAGGGTTCTAAAGCAACTCTTAAATATTGGTATTCAGACCCTAGTGTTGTAACAAGTCCTAGTAAGATGATTACAATGCCAAGTGAGGATGTGAAGTTAAAGCTATCAAGTGAAGACATAGAAAAACTAAAACGTGCAGCTAGTGTCGTTCAAGCACCCGATATGGTTCTTGAAAAAAATGATGCAGGTGTATCGTTAATGGTATGCGATAAAAAGAATACCACAGCTAACAATTATGCTATCGATGTGGAGTGTAGTTCAAATGCTAAATCGTTTAAGTTCTATTTTAAAGTTGAGAATTTAAAACTATTACCTGGTACATATGATATAACAATATCATCTAAGAATATCAGTAATTTTAAAAACTCAAATAAGAATGTAGAATATTGGATTGCATTAGAACCTGAATCAACATACGAGGCTTAATTATGGAAACCTTTTTGTGGGTCGAGAAGTATCGACCAAAGACGGTAGATGAATGTATTCTACCTACTGAATTAAAGAAAACATTTTCAGAGTTTGTAAAAGACAAACATATTCCCAATTTAATATTATCAGGTTCTGCTGGAACAGGTAAGACTACTATTGCAAAAGCAATGGTGGAAGAGATTGGTAGTACATGGATGATAATAAATGGTTCTGAGGAATCTGGTATTGATGTATTAAGAACAAAGATTAAAAACTTTGCATCGACAGTATCACTAGAAGGTGGTAGGAAGTATATTATACTAGATGAGGCAGATTACCTTAATCCTCAATCAACTCAGCCTGCCTTACGTGGATTTATGGAAGAGTTTCATAAGAATTGTGGATTTATTCTTACATGTAATTACAAGAATAGATTAATTGAACCTTTACAATCTAGATGTTCTAACGTTGACTTTACAATAAGAAATGGTGAACGAATAAAACTTGCTGAAAAGTTTTTTGGTAGAGTGCAAGATATTCTTGGTCAAGAGCAAATTAAGTTTGAACCTAAGGCAATTGCTGAATTAATTAATAAGTTTTTCCCCGATTGGCGAAGATGTTTAAACGAGTTACAAAGGTATTCTTCATCTGGTCAAATAGATGCAGGTATACTTGTAAACTTATCAAGTGAAAACATAAAAGAACTTATTGGTTTTTTAAAAGCAAAAGAATTTACAAATGTTCGTAAGTGGATAGTTAACAATTTAGATAATGACCCAGCAAGAATTTTTAGAACAATATATAATTCTTTGTATGATAATTTAGATCATAGTACCATACCACATGCAGTTGTAATTATCGCAGATTATCAACATAAATCGGCCTTTGTAGCAGATCAAGAAATTAATATGCTTGCTTGTATGACTGAATTAATGTCGCAAGTAAAGTTTAAATAGAATAAATACATACTACGATGAGCAATAATGACAATATTGATATAATCAATGAGTATAAGGACCAACTCCGTATTCTCAAACAGCAGATAAGTGAGTTAGAAGACTCCAATAAATCTAAAGATAGTGCAAACAAAAGATGTTTGCAAAAGCTTGAAAACAAAGCTAGAGATTTAGAGGAAGCAAATCAAAAAATTGAAGAATTGAAAAAAATAGATAATGAAAAACCTGATATTAGTACAGAGTAATTTTGGCAAAGGCCATCATTCTAGAGCAGAAGCATTTGCTCATTTCATGGAAGATAGATTAATTATTACTAAACCTTTTAAAGGTGATACCATTAATGATGCAGATTTTTTTGATAACACTTGGAATGATTTATATGCTGATTATAAAGAGTACGACCCAGACGTAATTATTACTGAAGGTTTTCCTTTTGGTAGATACGGTTGGCACCCTAACTTTAATAATAAACTAGAACACGGTGGCATCATTGATATTCTAGAAGATGCAAAAAAACATAATAAATTAGTTTATTCATTAGATAGAGATATACCTTGGGTTAATCCAAAAGACTCTTGGTTTCATGCAGAGATTTTAAACAAATATTATGATGGTGTGATTTTTCATACAGATCAAGACTTCATAGACTCATCTAACTTTATTCACAATCCTATTATAGATGTACCATTTATATTTTCAGATGGTTACGTTACTAAACCCTTTAAATCAAATGCAAAAAGAGAAGGTATTCTTTTTTCATTAGGAGATTGGTACGAAACCACTCAATACGTTTATGAAGTTGCAAATACTTTAGATTATAAGATGACGTTTATTGTAGGAAATAAAACACATGTTGACTTAATTAATAAGTTAAAATTAAAACATAATGTCGTTACAACGCAAGACAGAGACGGGTATAGAAAACTTTTATCTGAACATGAAGTAGTGGTTAGTGAGTTTGGCGCTGGAACTTTTCTAGATGTCAATGTTACTAAGACACCTGTTGTAATGATACCAAATCCAATAGAAGCATCCTCA